AGGTGACTACTGGCATAAGTGACAAATAGTATTCCCTGTTTTGTCACTATCCAACAACCCCCAGGGGTGGTCAAAATCTCTAAAAAGTGAATTATACAGGAACGGGCGCCCCTCTCGTGTGTAAAAACTGCGATTTCAAAAGGGTATTAAAGGGAGCGCTGTTCCTGCTCTTATTTCTAACGGAAGGAAGGTGATAGAAATGCCAACAAAATCTAATAACATCGGCGGTCAGGGCGGAAAGCGTCCGGGAGCCGGAAGGAAGAAATCTCCGATAAAAGAAAAAGCCGGGAACGGCAATCCGGGAGGCAGAAAATTAGAGGTGCTGGATATTCCCGAAATGGAAGGTGTAGAAATGCCGAAACCTCACGATTTCCTTTCCGCTGAACAGCGTGACGGAACTTCTTTGCAGGCTGCCGAAATATACAAGGATACCTGGGAATGGCTGAAGCGCATCGGGTGCAGCTCAAAGGTTTCTCCACAGCTGCTTGAACGATATGCGATGTGTTCAGCCCGCTGGATACAGTGCGAGGAAATGACTAATCGTTTAGGATTCCTTTCAAAGCATCCGACAACTCAGAAGCCGATCCCCTCACCTTTTATCAATATCGGTATCAACTACATGAATCAGGCGGTCAGGCTGTGGAATGAGATATTTCAGATAGTCAAGGAGAATTGCAGCACTGATTATGATGAAGCTCCGCAGGATGATCTGATGGAAAGGCTGCTCCGTGCAAGGGAGGGAAAATAATGTAGCACAAGAAGCGGTACCGTAAAGCGGACGATACAAAGAAGTATTATCAACCTGCCCATATACAGGTTATGAAGGAAAAAGTATTTGACACCCGTAAGGGACTGAAAAAGTTCCTGAAACGGAAATTCGGATAGGAGGAAAAAATCTATGTATGAACGAGTAAATCCGGCGCACCCGGATAAAATCGCAGACAGAATAGCTGGAGCGATAGTTGATTTGGCTTACGCAAAAGAAAAAGACCCAAGGATAGCGGTTGAAGTTCTGCTCGGTCACGGTATATGCCATATTATGGCAGAAACATCTGTGCATTTTACATCGGACGAAATATCGAAAATAGTGCAGCGAATTGCTCCGGGGGTTATGACAGACTATCTTGAGGTAAAGCAGGATCCGATTCTTGCGAAGAACCAAAGCGGTTGTATCCGCTGCGGCGACAACGGTATTTTCAAAGGTGTACCTGTGACTGATGAGCAGAAGCGGCTAACAGCTATTGCAAATCAGTTTTATTTTGCTTTTGAGAAAGACGGGAAATATGTGATTGATGGCGACCGTCTTATCATCTGTCAGAGCAACGCAGATACAGAAAACCTACGTAAGATGTTTCCGGCGGCTAATATAAATCCTCTCGGTGACTGGACAGGCGGAAGTGATGTTGACTGCGGCGCTACTAACAGAAAACTTGGTTCTGATATGGGAGATTCGGTGACAGGGGCTGGGCTTCATGGCAAGGATCTGTCAAAGGCCGATGTCAGCGTGAATATCTATGCTTTCCTTGAAGCGCAGGCACGAAATGAACCTGTTGAAATAAGCTGCGCTATCGGTGATGAAACTGTTGACGGCAAACCATACACCGACATTGTAGAGATTGCAAGGAAATACATACATGATATTGGCGGCTTTGAGAAGTTTGCGGAATGGGGGCTGATACGATGATCACGACATCACAGATGCAGCTTGTTGATATAAACAAACTGATTCCCTATGTGAATAATGCACGAACACACTCACCGGAGCAGATAACAAAACTGCGGTCAAGCCTGCGTGAGTTTGGCTTTATTAATCCTGTGCTTATCGACCGTGAATATAATGTCCTTGCCGGACACGGCAGGATCGCCGCTGCAAAGGAAGAAGGCATTAAGGAAGTACCTTGTGTGTTTGTGGAGCATCTTACCGAAGCGCAGAAGAAGGCGTATATTCTTGCGGATAACCGAATGTCCCTTGATGCAGGCTGGGATGACGAGCTTCTGAAAGTAGAAATGGCTTCCTTACAGGAAATGGGCTTTGATATCGGTATGACAGGTTTCGATGAAATGGAGATTGCTGATCTCTTTGAAACCGATACCGAAGGCGAAGAGGATAACTTCGATGTTGACGCAGAACTTGAAAAGCCTTGTTTTTCAAAGCCGGGAGATATATGGCATATTGGCAGACACACCGTTATCTGCGGTGACAGCACAGACCCCGAAACATACAAGCGGCTGCTTGGTGATACAAAAGTTAATCTTGTCTGCACCGATGCTCCGTACTTTGTTAATCTTCAGAACAAGTCGGGCAGGATCGCAAATGACAACCTTGACGATAAGGCTGCTTACGAATTCCTTATGAAAGCCTTTACAAACTTCAAAAACTCTATGGCGAAGGACGCTTCTATTTATGAATTCTATGCTACCATGAAGACCCGTGTATTTTATGATGCCTTTGAAGATGCAGGATTTAAAGTCGGCGCAGGGCTGATCTGGAAAAAGCCGAGAGCACCTTTTATGCGTACCGATTGGAAGTTTAATATGGAACCCATTATCTGGGGCTGGCGAAAAGACGGCAAGCATATCTGGTACGGCGACCAGAAGCAGACCGCCGTGTTTGAATTTGACGGTATCAAGGATTCGGAAAAAGAGGGATTCTCACACCCATCGTCCAAGCCTGTACCGCTTATCGTGTATCTCATCAAGCAATGTACCCAGACCAACGGCATTGTGCTTGACGGTTTTCTCGGCTCTGCTACAACACTTATCGCCTGTGAACAGATAGACCGCACCTGCTATGGCATAGAGCTTGAACCGAAGTTTGTTGATGTTGCGGTGGTCAGATACTTGCAGTTCAAAAACAATGATTCCTCGAATGTGTATGTAATCAGGGACGGTGAAAAAATCCTATACAGTGACCTTGTGAAAGAGGTGGAGCGGAATGGATAATAAACAACTTACCCTCGGAAGTCTTTTTGACGGTTCCGGGGGTTTTCCTTTGGGCGGCATTCTTGCCGGAATTAAGCCGGTCTGGAATTCTGAAATTGAACCTTTCCCAATCCGTGTGACTGAAAAGCGTCTGCCGGAGGTAAAGCATTATGGGGATGTAAATAAGTTGAACGGCGCAGAATTGCCGCCTGTTGATATAATTACATTCGGCTCGCCGTGTCAGGATATGTCTATCGCCGGCAAGAGAACCGGACTTGAAGGTTCACGAAGCGGTTTGTTTTATCAGGCAATAAGAATCATAAAGGAAATGAGGTGTAAAAGCAATGGTAAATATCCGAGATACGCAGTCTGGGAAAATGTTTTTGGAGCATTCTCCTCCAACAAAGGAGAAGACTTCCGGGCAGTCCTCGAAAGTTTCTGCTCGGTCAAAGGCTGTGAAATTGATGTTGCTCAACCTGCGAAGTGGCACAATGCCGGAGAAATTCTGGGAGATGATTTCTCAGTCGCATGGAGGGTATTTGACTCTCAATACTGGGGAATTCCCCAGAGAAGAAAACGCATCTACCTTGTCGCAGATTTTGATGGCACAAGTGCCGGAAAAATACTATTTGAGTCAGAAGGCTTGTCAAGGTATTCTGCGGAGAGCTTCCGAGCGTGGCAAGCAGCTGCCCGATGTGCTCCGCAAGGCTCTGGAACGGCAGGCATTGGGATAGATGGATATAACGGAGTTGTATCTGATAAAGCGGCTACGCTTGGAATCAACTGCGGAATGTCAACGGGTCGGAATGGTGCTATTGTTCTGAATGATCAAGGCGGAGACCGTATGGATTTGACGGAAGAAAAGACCTGCACCCTCCGTGCAGAAGCTCATCATCCGCCCGTCGTCCTCGCAAGTTCCGATTCGTTCGTTTCGCCGCAAGCGGCAAAAGCTCACTCACTTCACTGCTCGTCCTCTCCCCAACAAGCCTGCGGCTTGCCGGGGACCCCGTTGGAATCGGCAGGTTTCTGTACGGAACATTCTGCAAAGAGCCGTTCCATTGGTTACGAGGAAGAAATGTCCCCGACACTCCGTGCCGGAGTTGTTCCGGCGGCTGTGTGTTTTGAAAATCACAGTCAGGATACTCGTTATCGAGAGCTTGGTGACATTGCACCGACAGTTCTTTCGACTTACGGAACGGGCGGAAATAATCAGCCCTTTGTTGTCCATACTCCCAAGACACTGAAAATCAGAGGAGGGTGCGATGGCGGAGGTAAAGGTGCTTTAATTCAGGACGATAAGTCAGCTACTCTCGGCTGCAATAATGACCAGACTGTCTTTGTTCCGGCAGCATACGGCATTTGCTCCAAAGACAGCAATTCGATGAAAAGCGAAAATCCGAAAAGCGGTTTTTATAAAGCCGAAACAAGCAGAACGCTTGACGGCAACGGCGGTAATCCCTCCTGTAATCAAGGGGGCATTGCGGTTTTATGTGTGGATATGGGCGGAGGGAAACCGTCATGCGGTATTTCGACAGACAGGACACCCACTCTTTCCTGCACCCACGGAGGAGAGCCGGCAGTATGTGTACAAGGTTCTTTGATTGGCAGGAAGGACGGAAACGGACCGCAAGGAAGCGGAGTTGATGATGATTTATCTTTCACACTGAACACCGTTGACCGCCATGCTGTTGCTTACGGCATCGACCGTGCTACATATAACATGGGGAAAAACGCTCAGTACGCTATTTCCATTCAGGAGGAAGTCGAGCCTACGATAGTAGCTAAAGGACCGGGAGCAGTTGCTCACCCGACCTACTGTACAAGCAAATCTTCATTCCATACCAGAGCATCGGAGGAAGTTGCAGATACACTTGTCGCCAGTGATTTCAAAGATCCTCCGACCGTAAATGATACAGGAGAAGATATGGAATATATTGTCCGCAGGCTGACACCGACCGAATGTGCAAGGCTGCAGGGATTTCCTGATTTTTGGTGCAGTGATCTTGAATCGGATGATCCGACAGATGAAGAAATAGCAAAGTGGCGTGAGATTTTCAAAGAGTACGATGAAGCTCTGGGAAAGAAAACAAAACCGAAGTCCGACAATCAGATACGCAAGTGGCTGAAAGATCCCCACAGCGACTCTGCAGAGTATAAAATGTGGGGCAACGGTGTTTCTTTGCCGATAGTTTTCTTTGTGCTTGCCGGAATAGCTTATTATTCTGACAAAAATGATTAGTTTTTTCTTGTAGGCTTTACATTTTCAGCCGGATCAATATCTCCTGTTATTACACCATGTTCTTTTTCAAACGCTTCTATCTCGTTTCTGATGAGAACAAGAATATGGCTGTTGACGGAACGTCCCTGATAATCTGCTATATAGCCGATCTTATCGAGCATTTCCTGTTCAATTCTGATTGATACGCTTTTGACTGCCATAAAAAGCACCTCGTTTTTAGATATATTATGTGTTCATTTTAGACGCTTTATATGTTAAAATGTTGTAAGTGAATATACCGTATATCTACAAAATTGGAGGGCTATTTATGAAAGTTGCAGTTATAGGTTCACGGGGTCTGACAGTAAGTGATCTGGGAAAATATCTGCCGGAGAATACAACTGAAATAGTGTCGGGCGGCGCAAAAGGTATTGATACCTGTGCGAGAAATCATGCTTTGTCAAACGGTATCAAGCTGACAGAATTTTTGCCGGAATACAGAAAGTACGGCAGAGGCGCACCACTGAAAAGAAATCTGCTCATTATTGATTATTCTGATCTGGTGATCGCTTTCTGGGACGGTAAATCCAGAGGTACAAAGTACGTTATAGACCACTGTAAAAAACAGGGTGTAAAGGTTCAAGTACATATTTTACCCTGATTTGTGTACTATGTAGATTTGTATTTATATCGGCTTTTGTTGTTGACTTTCAGGCAAAAAAGAGTGATATATGTAGTACCAAAAAAACGAGGAGGTACTCAGAATGAGGATAGAATTCAACAAAACCGGAGCACAGCGCAAGGAACTGGTCAAAGCGATCTCAGAGATAACAGGCGCAGAAGCGGTATATAAATTTATGCCGACCTGCGCTTACGAGATCGACTATTTCACAGTGACGAAAGACGGCACCTTGGAGTTTGATGACAGAGCCGACAGCGAGGAAATCGAAAATATTTTAGAGCAGCTTGCACAGAGAGGCTTTGAGGGTATGCCCACAGAAACGCCCGACACGGCGGTGGAAAGCGGAGCCGAAAAAGTATCCGAAGAAACCGAAAAAACGCCCTGTGCGCCGACAGAGGGGCTTTGTGCCGAGCCTGCTGCCCTTACGGTAACAATACCGCTGGATTGCGTGGAGATCGGCAATCTGACAAAGCTGCTCGATGCCAAAGGCACCCTTATCAAAAAGGCACTCGGTGTGGATGACCTGAAAATCGAACAGAACGAGGATGCCGGAACGGTATCATTCCCTTGGTTCTCCGAGGTGACACCTGACGAGGTCAAAGCCTATACCCATTTCATTACAGCTCTTTGCAAAATGTCAAAGGATGCCAAGCGTGTGACCGCCAAGGAAAAGGATGTCGATAACGAGAAGTATGCTTTCAGATGTTTTCTCCTGCGTCTCGGCTTTATCGGAACAGAGTACAAAGCGGAAAGAAAGATACTTCTACGAAACCTTGACGGCTCGTCAGCATTCAAAGCCGGAAGGGACGGTGAGCAGAAATGAGATTTCCGACAAGCGAAGAAGTGGAAAGATTGAAAAAACAATACCCTGTCGGAACGAGAATAGTCCTCTGCGGGTAGTGAGCGTGAACGGTACGCTTTCATCTATGCCAAGCTGATCCTGGGGTACGATTATTGTACTGATGAAGCGGATTAAACCACCATAATATACACAACTTCCTCCGTTTATTTTCCAATATGATTGGTGGTTATATATCTCAACTATTGCTTGATATAGTGTGCAGGTAGAGTTAATATACACATACCGAAAGGAAAAAACATACAAAATTCAGATAAACGGAGGAAACCACCATGAACGAAAAGACAGCAAGACAGATCGAGGAAATGAAAAAGCAGACCATCGGAGTCGAGGTAGAAATGAACAACATCACCAGAGAAAAAGCCGCAAAGACAGCCGCCGACTTCTTCGGAACGGGAAGATACCAGAGCACAGCAAGCCGCAACGGATACTGCACCTGGTCAGCATGGGACGCTGACGGCAGAGAGTGGAAATTCCAAAAGGATGTCAGCATAAGCGGACCAGACAGCGAAAAGTGCGAACTGGTAACCCCGGTCTTAAAATACAGCGACATCGAAACTTTGCAGGGACTTATCAGAAGGCTTCGCAAAGCAGGAGCAAAAAGCGATGCCACAAGAGGCTGCGGAGTACACATTCACATCGGAGCAAAGGGGCACACAGCGCAGACGCTCAGAAACCTCGCAAACCTGATGGCAAGCCACGAAAAGCTGATAGCCACAGCCCTGAAAATCAACGAAGGCAGAATGAACCGCTACTGCAGAACAGTCAATCCGAATTTCCTTGCAAAGCTCAACAGCAAAAAGCCGCAGACTATGAGCCAGCTTGCAGACATCTGGTACCAGGGCAACGGAGCGGATTACGGCAGAAGCCAGCACTACAATGATAGCCGCTACCATATGCTCAACCTCCACGCAACCTTTACAAAAGGAACGGTTGAATTCAGACTTTTCCAATTCGATGCACCGAGTGGCGGCAAGCAGAACGGACTTCACGCAGGACAGCTCAAGAGTTACATTCAGCTTTGCCTTGCACTGAGCGAGATGGCCAAGGAGGTCAGAACGGCAAGCCCCAAGGAACAGCAGAAAGAGAATCCGAAATTCGCAATGAGAACCTGGCTTTTAAGGCTCGGATTCATCGGAGAGGAGTTCGCCACAGCAAGGGACATTTTAACAAGAAACCTTGAAGGCGACACAGCATTCAGATTCGGCAGAGCATAAGGAACAGCCTCCTGCCACTCAACACCCCGACCGACTTGGCGCACAGAGCCTGTGTTCCCAAGTCTTAAGGTGGTAGAAGGGTATTCCTTCGAGAAAGGATGAATTAAGATGAGCAAAGAAAAACGCTATTACATTGCCTACGGCAGTAACCTGAATGTAGCACAGATGGTACGCAGATGTCCCGGAGCCAAGCCCATCGGAACGGCAGAGCTTGAACACAACACTTTGTACTTCAGAGGCAGCGGTTCAGGCTATTATCTGACAATCGAGCCAAAAATCGGCAGCAGAGTTCCTGTTGCGGTTTGGGAGGTCACAGCCGAAGACGAAAAGGCACTTGACCGCTATGAAGGGTATCCGAGATTTTACTACAAGCATGACTTTGATCTTGCAGTCACGCTTCTTGACAGCAGGACAACCAAGGAACTAAGGTGTTTCGCCTACATAATGACCGAGGGACGAGATGTCGGATTGCCGACTCCCTATTATATGGAAACCTGTATTCAGGGTTACAGGGACTTCGGATTTGACACGAGAATACTTAAAAGAACAGTAGAAAGGATGCGTAAGATTTTATGGAAACGAAAGAACTTAAAGTAAAAGTATGCCCGCTTTGCGGACAGGAGTACACCGGACACCCTGCAATATCCAGAACAGATAACGAGACCCCGATTTGTGGTGATTGCGGTACCCGTCAGGCTTTGACGGAAATCGGGATCGATGTGAAGGAACAGGAAAAAATCCTTGAAGCGATCCACCGCAGCATGGACAGATATACACAAGATAAAGTCTGATTCTTTGTCGGATATATGTGTGCATAATTGCTTGATAATACCTCCGTTAAGAGTTAATATGTGTTACACACAAAGGGAACAGCCCTACAAAAACAAAATCAGGAGGTAACCACCATGAAAAAGATCAGCAAGAAAACCGAGAAAGCCCTTGAAAAGATAGCGATGAAAGCAAGCTTCATCCTTGAACGCAGGGGCGGCATAGACGTGAGAAACTACGACAGCGATGACTTCCCTGAAATCAGCATAAGAGACCTGCAGGTGATGTTAAAGCAGGCTTACCTCCTCGGCAGAGCAGATGCCGAGGCGACAAGATAAGGAGGGCGCACACTATGAACAGACAGAACGCATTTTTCGAGGACATGAAGAGAACAGGACACGCTTGGGAGGACGAGCGCAGGGCAAGGCTGGAAAAAAGCAGAGAGCTTAAAAAGACCTTCGGATACGACAGCGAGGAGTACAGCACCTGGCTTGCAGAGAATCCGGAAAAGCCCTTCCCTTTCAGCCACGGAGCAAGCAAAGCATACCAGGCTTGGGCAGGCAGCATCGAACACGACGCAGACGAATTTGAATTCAGCGATTTCCTTTGGGAGAACGAGGTAACGGATTTTGTAAGCACCCTCCGCAAGGCGGGAATCAAAACCTTCATCTACACGGGACACAGCACCGCCCTGATGGAGAACATCCACCAGCTTGCCGCCGAGGGCTGCACGATGACAGGGCTTTACAAAGCCGAACACGAAGAACGCTGGGGAGCAACTACGGTAATGGGGATCAGGTTCAGCGTAAACTGAGCCTGCCGCCGCCCGGAACAGGGCGGTTTTCTCCTCATATATACACAATTTACCGCCAAGATCAGCCCGAAATGATTGTGTGATAGTGGTATTGATAAGTACCTCCGAAAGAGTTAATATACAGCTACAAAAATAAAACGGAGGTTGAGTAATATGACAAACGCACAGATCGGAATGAAGGTAGAAGCATACAAGGGCAGCTGCATAGGGCTTCTGATACAGAGCACTACATGGCAAGGCGAGATAATTAAGGTGAACAAAAAGAGCATAAGGGTTCGCCTGACGGAAAGCACCAGCACCTTCGGCAGAAAGACCACAAGCCATTTTGAAAACCTCTGCACCGAAAAGACCTACCGTTTTGTAAAAACACTGAGTGACGGCCGCAGCCTTTATCGCAGCGAAGCTGACATCTACGGACACATAAAGATTTGATATAATACACACTACTACACAATTACCCGCCCGGATGATTGTGTAGTAATCGTATTGATAAGTACACCCGAAAGAGTTAATATGTGTACACAACAAGGGAACAACCCTACAAAAACAAACGGAGGTAACTACCATGAAAAGAGCACGTAAGATAACCAAAAAGGAAATCAAGGAGATCGCAAAGAAATACGACCTCGACCCGGTTGAAATTCAGGACATCGTAAACGACATGGAGAGCGACGGCATAAGGGTAACGAGAGAGGACATCGAGGACATGTACCTTAACGGCGACCTTTTCTGAGGGGGGAACGACAATGACAAACAAAGAGAGAACCGAGCTTGCAAGGCTTCAAAAGGAATACAACGAGCTGCACGAGCGGCTCGGTTACAGCCGGAACGAAAGAACCTGCCGGGCGATAAACAACAGGCTTGACGAGATTTGCAGGAAGATGGACAGACTGATAAGCGGAGGAAAAACCAATGAACAGATTTGAAAAAGACGTGCTTGATGCCCTTTCCGGGAGCGAAAAGGAGGTTCTGGAGCGAAGGAAAAAGGAGCTTGACCGCATTTACAGCGAAGGCAAAGCCTGCAAAAACGGATACCGCAGACAGTGCCTTGCACAGGAATATAAAAGGCTAAAGGCTGAATACGATTACATTGACGGACAATTCTGAAAACTCCGAGGGCACACCGATGAGGTGTGTTTCTCGTTTATATAAATACTTTTTGACAGTCGCAGAGATGCGGCTGTTTTTGTTTGGGGGTGAAAGGATATGGATCTTTCAGAAATAATGAAACTTAGTCAGGAGGCTATCGCAGGACAGCCAAACGGCTCCGGCGGCTCGCCGGCTTGACGGGAGGTGGAACATTGAGAAAACTAAAAAAATACACGCCTACTGAATTTATGGCAAAGGGATCATATTACGATAAGGTTGCCGCCGATTATGCGGTCAGCTTTATTGAGCAGCTGCGGCACACAAAGGGAGAATTTTTTAATCAGCCTTTTGAGCTTATCGACTGGCAGGAAAGAATAATCCGTGATATTTTCGGAACTATCCGTGCTGACGGGTACAGACAATTCAATACAGCGTATATCGAAATCAGCAAGAAATCCGGCAAACAGTTGTCACTTAATACGCTTATACCTACTCCCAACGGTTATACGACTATGGGAGAAATAAAAGTCGGTGATGAGCTTTTTGATGATAATGGGTGTATATGTCATGTTGTTGCAAAAAGTCAGCTTGATTTCAGCGAACAGGCATACAGAATAACTTTCAAAGACGGTGCTGTTGTTGAAGCCGGAGAGCATCATCAATGGTTCGGAGAATATACTCACGGAAAAAGAAAAAGCATTATCCTGACAACGAGAGAGCTTTTGAGTATTCCGAAGGATGGGAATTCATATAGATTCAGAATACCTGTTGCAGGGTGTGTTGATTATCCGAAAGCTGATCTGCCGATAGAACCTTATCTTATGGGATATTGGCTCGGCAACGGCAATGCAGTAAAGCCTGAAATCACAGTAAAAACGAGTGATATTCCTTCCGTTCTTGGGAACATTATGCCGCATCATAAAGTAGAAAATGCGTGGCAGAATACAGGCGACAGCGTTATTTTCAGAATTAAGGATTTGAAGCATATACTTCTCCGATCTTTTCATGACAAGGTTATACCGACTGAATATCTGCATTCATCCAAAGAACAGCGTTATCGCTTATTGCAGGGGCTGATGGATTCCGATGGGAACATTAACGATCTCAAAGGTCAAGCTGTTTACACTTCAACAGAAAAAGCACTATCGGAAAGCGTCAGTGAGCTGCTGTGGAGCTTAGGAATTAAAAATGCGATCTCTACTTCGATATCTACGCAGCGTGTTGATTGGAATATGCCAAGTCAGCAATGCGGCAGAGTTGCAACAGGTGAAACAATATACGCTGTAAAATATACAGCTTTTGATGATATGCCTGTTGCCGGGCTGGAAAGAAAACTGAAAAACAGAGTGCAAAGAAATCCGACAACAAGAAGTCATTACCGCTATATAGACAAAATCGAAGCGATAGAAAATCATGGAATGCAGTGTATTCAGGTTGATTCACCGTCTCATCAGTACTTGGTGGGGCGTTCTTTTTTGCCGACACATAATAGCGAACTTGCCGCCGCTGTTGCACTGTATATGCTGTGTGCCGATGGCGAGCAGAGAGCCGAGGTTTACGGTTGTGCTGCTGACAGAGATCAGGCTTCTCTTGTTTTTGATGTTTCCTGCGATATGGTGCGGCTCTGTCCCGCCCTACGAAAGCGCTGCGATATTAGACCGAGCAGGAAAACAATACATTTCACACCGACCAACAGCACATATAAGGCTCTATCTGCTGATGTTGCTGGTAAGTCAGGTGTCAATGTTTCGGCACTTATCTTTGATGAACTGTGGGTGCAAAAAGACAGGAAGTTTTTTGACATGATGACGAAAGGAACATCAGATGCAAGAAAAAATCCTCTCCATTTCATCATTACAACTGCCGGAAACGATACGCACTCCATTTGCTATGAGCTTCATCAAAAGGCTATGGATATTATTTCAGGGCACAAGGTTGATCCTACCTTCTATCCCTGCATTTATGGTGCGGAGGAGCATGAGGACTGGACTGATCCTAAGGTGTGGAAAAAGGCTAATCCTTCACTCGGAATAACGATAGGGATGGATAAGGTGCAAGCCGCCTGCAATTCGGCACAGCAGAATCCGGGAGAAGAAAACGCATTCCGGCAGCTCAGACTTAATCAATGGGTAAAGCAGGCTGTCCGATGGATGCCGATGGAAAAGTGGGATAAATGCGCGTTTGCGGTTAATCTTGAGGAGCTTGAAGGTAGAGTTTGCTACGGCGGTCTTGACCTGTCAAGCACTACCGATATTACGGCTTTTGTGCTTGTTTTTCCGCCAACTGACGAGGATGATAAATATTATGTCCTGCCCTATTTTTGGATTCCCGAAGATAATATTGACCTGCGTGTCAAGCGAGATCATGTTCCCTACGATATCTGGGAACGACAAGGCTTTCTGGAAACAACGGAAGGAAATGTTGTTCATTACGGATACATAGAAAAATTCATTGAAAGACTGGGCGAACGCTTTAATATCCGTGAGATAGCCTTTGATCGCTGGGGTGCTGTGCAGATGGTGCAGAACCTTGAGGGTATGGGATTTACTGTTGTTCCTTTCGGACAGGGTTTTGCGAGTATGTCGCCACCGACAAAGGAGCTTATGAAGCTGACGCTGGAGCAGAGAATAGCTCACGGCGGTCACCCTGTTCTGCGTTGGATGATGGATAATATTTTCATCCGAACTGACCCGGCAGGAAACATTAAAGCTGACAAGGAAAAATCTACTGAAAAGATAGATGGTGCTATTGCTACGATCATGGCACTTGACCGTGCTGTCAGATGCGGAAATGTGAATACCGAGAGCGTCTATGATCAGCGCGGCATTTTGTTTATATAGGAGGGATTTTTAATGGGACTTATAAGCAGAATATTTCGGAGCAGAGATGCACCGAAAAATGCCACAGCAGGCAGCGGATACAGTTTTCTGCTCGGTTCATCCGCAAGCGGAAAATCAGTTAATGAAAGATCAGCTATGCAGATAACGGCGGTGTACTCCTGTGTGAGAATACTCTCAGAAGCAGTAGCAAGCCTGCCGCTTCATTTATACAAATACACCGACACAGGCACGGCAAAGGCTACTGAACATTTGTTGTATTTTCTTCTGCATGACGAGCCGAACCCGGAAATGACTTCTTTTGTTTTCAGGGAAACATTAATGACGCACTTGCTTTTATGGGGAAATGCCTACGCACAGATCATCCGTAACGGAAAAGGTGAGGTTCTTGCCTTGTATCCTCTGATGCCTGACAGAATGAATGTTGACCGTGACGAACACGGAAATATTGTCTATGAATATATGGTCAGTCAGGAGGATGCGCCGATAAATAAAGCCTCTACGGTAAAACTGTCACCGAGTGAGGTGCTGCATATCCCCGGACTCGGCTTTGACGGACTTATCGGTTACAGCCCTATTGCTATGGCAAAGAACGCTATCGGCTTGGCTATTGCCACAGAGGAATACGGAAGTAAGTTTTTTGCAAACGGTGCTACTCCCAGCGGTATACTTGAATATCCGGGAACAGTTAAGGAGCCAGAGCGTGTGCGTGAGAGCTGGAATAAGGGCTTTGGCGGTGAGAATAATCATAAGGTCGCAATTTTGGAGGAGGGCATGAAATATACTCCTATTTCTATCTCTCCGAATGAAGCACAATTCTTGGAAACGAGAAAATTTCAGATAGACGAGATTGCCCGTATTTTCCGTGTACCGCCGCACATGGTCGGTGATCTGGAACGGAGTACCTTTTCAAACATTGAAAATATGTCGCTTGAATTCGTCAAATACACGCTTGCACCCTGGGTAACAAGATGGGAGCAGAGTCTTTCTCGCTGTGTTTTTAACGACGATGAAAAGCGGCAGTTATTTTTTAAATTCAATGTTGACGGACTGCTGCGCGGCGACTATCAGAGCAGAATGAACGGTTACGCAACGGCACGACAGAACGGCTGGATGTCGGCGAATGATATCCGTGCCTTAGAAAATCAGGATATGATTCCCGATGAGGAGGGCGGAAACCTGTACCTCATCAACGGAAATATGCTGCCCCTGAATCAGGCAGGAGCAGCCTACGAACAAAATAATAACAACATTTCAGAAGGAGGCTGAATATGAATAAGTTCTGGAAATGGAAGAAACAAAAGGTCATCAATCAGGACGGCGGCAAGGGTGTTGAAAGAGTCCTTGAACTGCGTGGAACTATAGCAAGCGAATCGTGGTATGACGATGATATAACACCTAAGATGTTCAAAGACGAGCTGCTTTCCGGCAGCGGTGATATTACGGTCTATATCAATTCTCCGGGCGGAGATTGCGTGGCAGCCGCGCAGATATACAATATGCTGTCCGAATATCCCGGCAAAGTCACTGTGAAAATTGATGCTATCGCAGCAAGTGCCGCATCGGTTATTGCTATGTCGGGAGATACAGTTTTGATGTCGCCCTGTGCTGTCCTAATGATCCACAATCCGGCGACCATTGCTTTCGGAGATCATAACGAGATGCAGAAGGCTATTGATATGCTTGCGGAAGTCAAGGAAAGCATCATCAACGCTTATCAGATGAAAACAGGTCTGTCCCGTGCGAAGCTGTCAAAGCTGATGGAAGCGGAAACCTGGATGTCGGCTCATAAGGCTGTGGAGCTTGGCTTTGCAGACGATATTTTCGGAAAGAAAAACGATAAGTCTGCCGAAGAAGATGAGCAGGAAGATGACGAAACCAATCAAGAAAATACACCTAACGAGGATGAAGAGGAGCAGAAGAATGCGACCTCTTTTTTGTTTTCCCGCAAGGCGGTCAATGCAAGTCTGCTTAATAAGCTGACAAAGAAAAATACAGAAACAAACGGTCATTCTGTCGCTGAGATATTTGACCGTCTGGATACAATTCAAAAATTCATTTAAGGGAGGAATCTGACTATGACTGACAGAGAGAAATTCTTGAATACAGCGAGGAGCTATATAGGCAAAGACGGTTATTTCGTCTGTAAAACAAAACTTGCTCTTGATGCAGTATACGACTGGTGTGCCTTTGCCGTATCCGCAATTATGAAGGACTGCGGTTTTATCGGAAAGTACACAAGCGGTGTGCATTCCTTTGCATCCGATGAAGGCAGGTACGGTGACGGCAAATACGGTACATGGTTTCTGAAATATTCACAGGCAGTACAGCCGGGCGATATTATCATGTTCCGTTATTCGAGCCTTAATCCTATCGACAAATATTCCGCTTCTCATGTGGGAATTGTCGAGACAGTAAGCGGCAACACGCTGACAACGCTTGAGGGAAATGTTGAAGGCTGGGGCGACAATTGGGCTTGCAATTCCACTTTCAAACGCAAGACAAGATACCTTAATGACAGCAGTGTTTATTCGTTTTTCAGACCCAAGTGGAAGGAAAGCACCTCTACATCGACAACAGTTAAAAAGACCAATACAGCGAAAAAGTCTGTTGATGAGCTTGCAAAGGAAGTAATCGCAGGAAAATGGTCTGCCGGAGATGTGCGCAAGGCAAAGCTGACCGCTGCCGGATATGATTATTCTGCCGTTCAGAACAGAGTAAATGAAATACTTTCCGGCAAGGTACAGAACAAAAAATCTGTTGACGAGCTTGCACACGAGGTTATTTGCGGCAAGTGGGGTAACGGTGAGGAACGAAGGAAAAAACTGACTGTTGCCGGATATAACTACAGTGATGTTCAGGACAGAGTTAATGAACTGATGAAATAAGGAGGAATCTGACTATGACTATTATGCAGATGATCGAAAAAAGAAATAAGGCAATCGAGGCAGCCCGTGCTTTTGCGGCTGCCCACAAGAATGAAAACAACACGCTCAACGATGCAGACTATGCGGAGTACGAGCAGATGGAAAAGGAAATACAGGATATCTCTCGTGAGATCAGCCGTATGCAGAGAGAGGACGCTTTGGAGCAGGAGCTGAACAAGCCGATAAACACTCCGCTTACCTCAAAGCCCTTTAAGGGTGAAATTAGCGGCACGGCCAGAGCAAGCGAGGAATACAGAAAAGCTATGCTCGGAGCGCTCCGCAGTAACTTTGCGGATGTTTCCAATGTTCTTCGTGAGGGCTCAGACGCAGACGGCGGCTACCTTGTGCCGGAGGAATATGACAAGAGAATAATCGATGTGCTGAACGGTGAAAATATTATGCGTACTCTCGGAACGAAAATCAAAACAAGCGGAGATCATAAGATCAATGTTGCTGCGACCAAGCCTGCGGCATCGTGGATTGATGAGGGTGAACCTCTTGTATGGGGTGATGCGACCTTTGACCAGATACTCCTCGATGCTCATAAGCTCCATGTTGCAATAAAGGTGACTGAGGAGCTTCTGTATGACAACTCATTCGGTCTTGAAAACTACATAATCACACAGTTTGGTAAGGCTCTCGCAAACGCCGAAGAGGATGCTTTCCTTAACGGTAACGGCAGAGGCAGACCTACAGGCATTTTTGCAGCAACAGGCGGCGGTGTTATTTCCGGCACGACTACCTCGCTTAAGGGTGATGACATTATCAACCTTGTCTATGCCCTCAAGCGTCCGTATCGTAAAAAGGCTGCATTCATTATGAACGATAAGATTCTGGCAAGCGTCCGCACCCTTAAGGATTCCGAGGGTCAGTATCTGTGGCAGCAGTCCTTTAAGGATGGTGAGCCGGAAAGACTGGCAGGCTATCCTGTCTATACATCCGAGTACGCTCCCACAAATATGATCTCCTTTGGTGACTATAGCTACTACAACATCGGCGACAGAGGCACTCGTTCCTTCAAAAAGCTGACAGAGCTTTTCGCCGGAAATGATATGGTCGGCTTTGTTGCGAAAGAAAGAGTGGACGGAAAACTTGTTCTGCCGGAAGCAGTACAGATTCTTAAGATCGGTTCGACTGGAAAAGTCACCAAGCCCTGATGAGGTGATGGCATGACTGTATCCGTCAAGGAAGTAAAAAACTTTCTTCGTGTGGATCATAACGATGACGATTCGCTTATCCGCAGCTATATTTCTGCTGCGGAGGCACTTTGCCTTGACATTCTCCGCACGGAGGACAGAACGATATTAAAGACAGCAAAAAACGCAAAAATAGCAGTGCTGTATGCCATCGCCTATTTTTACGAACACAGAGAAGAAGCCGATTACAAGGCTCTGACAATTTCCCTCAGAGCCTTGCTTTTCGGCAGCAGGAAGGAGGAATTTTAATGCAGATTTCTTTGCTTAACGAAAGGATAACCTTTCAGAGAAATGTAATACTTACCGACCATATCGGCAACCACATGAGCAGTTGGAATGACGAATTCTCCTGCTATGCGACTGTCGGCGGCGAAAGCGGCAAAGAAACGGCCGTTGTGGGGACAACGGTAGAAAATACGGATGTTTCCTTTACTGTCCGTTGGTGCGCCCTTACGGCGACTGTCAGCACCACAGGTTACCGCATAATGTTCAAAAACGAAATCTATGATATTATCGCAATCGACCATATGAACTACAAAAAGAAGTGCATTAAATTCAGGTGCAGGAAGGCAAGGCGATAGCGTGGGAAAAACAGTAAAAATTGATGACCTTGCCGAAGAAGTTATGAAGGGGCTGACGGAGTAT